GTCTCTCCCTGAGGACCAGTCGGACCAGTATCTCCGGTTGCTCCCGTGGGACCGGTTACGCCTGCAAGCGCAACCTCAGACCAATAAGTGTTAGTTGCGTCAGTCGACGGGTCCTGGCCGCTCGAGGCCTGAACAGCGATGTAAGTAGAGCCGCCTTGAGAGACAACGTCATTGGCGACGTATCCCTCGTTGGTGTCCCACTCACCCTGCCAGTGAAAGCTAGTCCCGGACTCGCCTGTCGAACCCGTGTCGCCTTGCGGACCAGTCGGTCCAGTGTCGCCGGTAGGACCCTGCGGGCCGGTATCGCCAGTCGGTCCCTGATCTCCCGTAGGACCGGTCGGACCGATGTCGCCTGTGGGACCCTGATCGCCTGTTGGACCTTGGTCGCCAGTCGGACCCGTGTCTCCCTGCGGTCCTGTGTCTCCAGCCGGTCCCGTATCTCCCTGAGGTCCGGCATCCCCT